AATTTGATGTTATTGCATATGATACATTACCAGATACGTTTGCACCAGTTAAACTTGTTAATAGACTACCATTGCCACTAAAATAATTTGCTGTTAGTGTGTTTGTTGCAACAGTAAATGTTAAGTTCGGTGATGAAATCAAGTTGCCGGTTGATCCAACAAATTCTATTTCACCTGTTCCACCGGTTACTGAGATATTTCCACTAACAGCCCCAATTACATTACCATATACATTACCAATTAAATTTCCAGTAACATTCCCAACAACATCTCCGTATGTGTTTCCAATGAAGTTACCATATACATTGCCGGTTAAGTTACCTTGTATGTTGGCAGTTATATTAGCAACCGCTAATGTACTAGTATTTTTATTAAAAGTTAGATTAGCACTTACACCTAAAGTATTGCTACCATTATCATTAAAAAATATTTGTTTATCGGCGCCGGCTATATTAGCATTTCCGGTAGTTACTGAGCTCCATGTAACATTACCATTACCATCAGTTGTTAGATACTGTCCAGAACTTCCACCATAGACAGTGACATTAGCGACATTACCTAATATTGCAGGACCTATTAGTGTTACACCCGTCAATGTACCTAAACTAGTAATATTATATTGATTTGCTGTAGTTAATAAACCAGATATATTTCCAGAAACAGTTAGATTACCTAATGTTCCCAAACTAGTAATGTTTGCTTGTGCGCTGGCAGTGACAGTTTGCGCTGTATCTGCGGTACCTACTAGGTTACCTATAACATTTTTTACACGAACGTTACCAAATGTATTGAATGTAACTACATCCCCGGTAACACTTACATTGCTACCAAATGCAAACTCGCTATTACTATTATCCCAACCTAAAAACGCATCAACCGGGCTTCCAGCCAAACCGCCACCGCCACTATAGTAATGTAATAATTGACCGCGATCCTTAGAGTCATTAGTTGTTAGTGGGGTTCCATCAGTGCTGCCACCCTGTTCAATTATAGGGTCTTTGATGTTTAATGTTAATACATTTGCGTATATAAAGTTACCATTGATAGTAACGTTTCCAGTGAATACACCATCAGTTGCGTTTAATATACCTACATTGGCATTGTTTGTGACTGTCACATTACCCAACGTTCCAACATCGGTAATGTTATATTGATTAGCTGTAGTTAGTGTTCCGGTTAGAAAATTAGCTGTAACATTTCCACTACTGAATACATTGCCCTTTACGCCAATACCACCGGTAACTCTTAATGCACCTGTACTATTACTTGTGGCAGGAAAACCGGTATTAACACCGTCGACGGTATTAACACCGTCGATCTTTAAAAAAGTATCGACTGTAGCATTACCATATATTCGTGTTTCGGAGCGTAATAGTGCCATAGTTTTTGCCTTACATATACTTATGTAATTCCTGACACCTCGTCAAAAACTCCGGAAATTTTAAGTACACCCGTATTTAGCTGTTGCATAGCCTTGCCATTTTGGGTGCCTGAATATTCATCCAAAGTATAAGCAAAAACCCCATCAGGGGTAATGCTTATGTTATTGTGACTTACTTCATCAAACCCTACGCTACTTTGTGAGTTAGCGTAGAGTGTGCCGGAATTGTTTAATCTCGCCGCAATAGTAGCCATTAATCACCTCCAATTAATTGAAGATGAAATCTAGACTATTAGATGTAGAGTTAAATTGAATGTAAGCCTTGCTTGATGTACCACCGTTGTTATCAGCAAATCCAACTGAATGACCAGTATAGATATTACCAATAGCAGCGATACCACCGGTTGTTTTGATTGTACCTGTAATAGAACTTGTTGCGTCAACTACTCCACTTGCTACAATTAAATTACCAGCAGTAATATTGTTACCATTAATGTTACCAGTAACATCAAGTATTCCAGTAAGATTAGCACCTGTTCCAGTAATAACTAATATTTGTGCTGAGGAAACAACAAAGTTAATATTACCACCTGATGACGGGATACTTACGTTACTTGTGCCATTTACAATTCTAGTCGTATCGTTAGATACGAAACTTAATGTACCGGAGCCGTCTGTTCGAATAATATCACCAACAGAACCACCTGTAATTGTTAGATTACCAATTGGTCCCACGTTTGATAGACCGTTAACATTTAACCCTGTTAGTGTGCCAACTGAAGTAACATTTGGTTGCGCTACTGTTGTTAAGGTACCACCGACATATGTACCAGAAATATTGCCACCAGAAATGTTACCAGTTGCAACAACTCTACCACTTGTAGTGATATTACCACCATCAACATTACCAACTGCTGTAATTGTTGTACCTGAGTAAATTGAACCAGATACGTTTGCATTTGGCATGTACACTGATTGAACAGTTGATTCATAATATAAAGTAGCAACATCAGTTAGCTTACCGGCAACAGTATATGGAATTGAACCGCTTACAGTCAGACCGGCAACTGTTACATTACCTGCTTTTAAGTTAGTTGTAACATTAGCATTTGTAGCAATAAGTTCAGAACCACCTGAATCCCATGTTAGACCAGAGACACCTGATAGTTCTTTACCAGCTCCTGCAATTACAACTCGACCAACAGTCAAGTGACTATCAATGATGTTACCAGCAGTTAATGTAGTAACGACATTTGCATTTGTTACGGTTAATTCGTTTGTACCTGTACTAAATGTAAAGTCTGCATCATCAACTAATTTACCAGATGCACTAGCAAATGTAACACGACCTGAAGTTAATGAAGTAACATTAACATCGGCCGCTTGTACGGTACCACTTAATGTAGCATTGCCAACTTCTAACGTAGAAGTACCGGTTGTGAACTTAAATGTGCTGTCCTCTGTCAATGACTTATTAGTATCTACGAATGGAACACGGTTTGATGTTAGTGATGAAATAATAATTTCATCTGTAGTTGTTGTACCAATAACATTTGCGTTACCAGTAGTCATTGTATTGTTAGCAGTATAGAACTTAAAGTTTGCTGATGCATCTAAATCACTTGCACCATCTTTATGAAATTGAATTTCAAATGCAGCACCTGCCGCTGTTTGGAAGTCAATTGCTGCACCATTAGCATAGTAATAGTTGTCACTGAAGATACCATTTGCCGCACCAGGAGTGTTAGAGATACGAATATTACCGTTAGCAGTAATATCAGCAGTAACAGTTAAACTTGCTAGTGTACCAACACTAGTAATGTTAGGTTGAGCCGCTGTTGTCAATGTACCTGTTAAGTATGTAGCACTGACTAAGTTTGCTCCACTAATTTGTGAACTAGTACCACTCAAAGTGATATCGCCGTTAGCACCAAGTGTAATATTACCTGCGTCAAGATTACCTGCACTTAAATTTAAACTTGAACCAGTTGCTGCACCAATGTTTGGTGTAACAAATGCCGCACTATCTGCAACTTTTAACTCATTAGTACCACTAACCGCTAAGGTAGAAGTATCAAATTTTACATTAATTTCATTACCAGTCTTGCTTAATGCCACATTTACTGAAACTGTACCAGCTGAACTGAATTGTGTCCAAACAATAGCTGTTGTATCAACAGTGATAGGATTATTTGTAGAAACAACCCAACCAGTATCAGCGTACTCTGTACCTTCTTCAACGAATGTGAATGAACCACCTGTAATTTTATCTTGTACTGCGTCATCAGAACGTGCCCATGCACCTGAAGCAACAACGTAAATACCATTTTGCGAACCAGTAGTTTGTGCTTTAACAAGAACACGATTACCAACAGAAAGAAGAACTCCATCAATAGTTTGAGTATTGCTTAGAGTAATATTTGCAGTGGTTGCAACACGAACACTTGACTTGATATCAAGACCTTGTGAGTTAGCATCAACATAACCTTTTGTAGCCGCATCAGTTGATTGTGTTGGGCTATCTACACTAGTAATACGTTTGCTAGAAGCACTGATTGTACCAGTACCATTTGGTGCTAGAATAACGTTACCGTTTGATGAACCACCTGAGACAGTGATATCACCAGTTGTTCTTGCAATGATATTATCTGTTACAATGTTACCATTTGCTTGAATATTGTTTGAAACTGTAATAGAATCAGTTGTATATGTTATGTTAGCACTAGTTAACAGATGACCATCTGCACCAGCTAGTACCATTCCACCTGATGTTAAGTTGTTTGCATATACGTTTGCGGCTGTTACTGTGCCACCGGTATTAATATTGCCGGCTGATAGCAACCCAACAGTTGAAATATTACCTGCTACTAAGTTTGCAGTAACATTAGCAGAACCAGTAACTGTTAGTAGATTTGAGCCTGAAGTCCATAATAGCGCAGAAGTATCGTCTAATTGACCACCTGCCCCTGCTATTACTAAACGACCGGTTGTTGTTAAATTGTTTGCAAATACTTTATCGCCAACTAAGTTAGCAGAAGCATTTACATTACCGGTAACTGCTAGCGTTGCTGATGCGAATGATAGACCAGAGTTATCAACTAATTTACCATTTGTTCCGGCTAATACAACACGATTTGTTGTTGTTAGGTTGTTTGCAAATACATTCGCACCTTTTAAATCAAGATTTGCATATATGTAATTACCTTGAATAATATTATTAGCGTAAAGATTACCGGCAGTAAAATTATTAGATGAAGAAGTTCCGTCCGCCGTTGAGGAAATTGTCTGTGTACCTAGTCTAATACTAGAACCACTTAACCACAAATCTCTCCATGCATATGTTTCATTACCTAAATCTTGTGTAACATTTACTGCAGGGATCAAATCACCAGTTACAAAACCACCTGATTGAATTTTAAGATTACCAACTACTGCTGTATTGTTTGCTATTACATTTTCGCCGGTAACATTACCGGTAGCATTAACAACTCCGCCGGTAACCAAGTTACCAACATTCGCAGTACTAGTGATATTAGCATAACCACGACTGATAATTTTACTGACGTTGGCTTCATCAACAGAATAAATTTTACCCAATGAATCTAAATTACCAACGTTAGCTGTTAGCGTAATGTTTGCCCAACCAGAAGCAACAATATTGGCTTGTGTAGAAAGATTACCTGAAGCAAGTAATGTAACAGTACCAATGTGATTGTTTGAAGTAATATTATTTGCTGTTACATTGCCCTTAGAGTTAATAGTAGTCATTGACTCTAAACTATTAACATTAGCAAGACCTAAAACAGTAGCATTAACTTGAACAGTCAAGTTACCAATATTACCTGTTTCAATATTTCCATAACCAGTGGTATATAAATTACCTACGTTAGCTGTTTTACCAATTTCAACACTGTTAGTAACATACAACGTGTTACTACGAACTTCACCTACAACTTGTAAACCACTATTAGCTTTAGTAAAAGTTAAACCAGAAGTAGCATTTTGTTGACCACCGTCATTGAACTGAACTTGTGTATCGGATCCTTTTGCTGTAATTTCACCAATAATATTACCATAAATATTGCCTGTTACTCTTAGATCAAGACCGACGTTTGCGTTACCTACAGTCACCAATGAATTTAAATTAGCTAGACCAGTTGTATTAATTGTTCCGTTACCAAATGTTGAATTTGCAGTTGCATTACCAATAACAAGAGTAGTAAGTGTACCAACTTGTGTAATGTTTGTTTGTACTGCGCTGGTAACGTTACCAGCATATACAGACATATTAGCATTGTTAACAGTACCAGTAACTTCAGAACCAGTTAAGTTAGTTAGATAATCACCATTACCTACAAAATATCCACCAACGATATTACCTTTTAGTGCGTTTGTTGCACCTGGGGTTACGTCATTGTCAGTGTATGTTGAATTAGCCGATAGTATGATTTGACCGTCTTTATATCCAATGAATGCGTTTTTTGCACTACCGTCATGATAATGAAGTAAAATACCACGTTCATGACCATCATCTGCTATAAGAGCATTGCCTTCTGGGCCACCACCTAATTCAATTAATGAATCTTCAATTCTCGTTGTGGTTGTATCAACTGTAGTTGTTGTACCTTTAATAATCAAATTACCGGTAATTTCCACATCCACTGCGGTCATTTTAGTGGTAATATCTAAATTACCCCAAACCTTACTGTCTTTTAACTGTGCCATTTTCTTTTCCTTATATATTTGGTGACTTGTCTAACCTATAGTTGTATTTATCTATTTACTATAGTAATTACTGTAGCTCGGCTGTATTATACTCATCAAATGCTGTTACAACCAATAATTCCCCGGTACTTCTTTGCTTCATTTTACCATTAAGATTCTGAGTAGACGGGGTGCCACCGTTAAACGTACCACTACTGGTTATTGTCTTTACAGCTCCATTACCTGAATCTGCTAATTTATTTGCATTATCAACTACGCTTAACAACAATACTGTCTGATTACCAGTGATTGCCACTGTACCAACCGTACTAGGTTGAGTTGCTGATAATGGATTAATCGCTGTAGGAAAGGTAGAGGTATAGACTGCTAAACCCTTAACTATTCTAAACTGCGTGATATATCCAGCAAAATTGTCACCTGCATTATCAACTACTTCGCCACCAATTGCCAAAGCTCTGGAGGTTGTTGAATTGTAAGATGACGTTGTATCATATATTTTTTCTACTCCGTTAACAAACACTCTAGTCACTGCTACCGAATACCTTACTAGTGCCACGTGAAACCAAACATTTTGCGGGATAACGCCTGTGCCACTAGAAACTGAGCTTGATCCGTTATCTAAGTAAAGTGCTGATCCGGAAATTAATACGCTATCACCTGTAGCAAAATCCCACAAATGCTGTGAAGCAGTAGATGTTGTTTTGAACCATCCTTCAATAGTGTATGCTCCGGTTCCAAATTGAAAATCAGCTGAGCCGGTAGTAATATGAATTCTATCACTAGTTCCGTTTAATAACAATGAACCACCACTAGGTGTACCAAGTGAAAGAGTGCGCTCATCAAATCTGTCAGAGTAAATAAGACCTGTTTCTTCAATTGAATTATAAGAGAGGGTAACCTCATCGAATTCTGTTCGGGCTAGTAAGGTTCCGTTTTCTAATAATCTTGCCGCTATTGTTGCCATATGTTATTTCCTTTTATCCGTTAAATTTAAAATCTATACTAGCTGAGGTGTCATTATAACTTAATGCAGCAGCCGCATTGCCAGCGGTATTAGCTAGATTAAGATTTCCACCTACAGTCAAGTCTTTTGCTACTCCCATCCCACCCAATGTTGTAAAACTTCCCGAAGAAATAGTAGTGGAGTCTGTAGTAGTATTTATTGTTAAATTTGAATTAATGACAACAGAAGTAGCATTTGCAGTAATACTTTGCCCATTAATGTTTAATTCATTGGATAAAAATACATCTTTGTATCTTAGTGATGTATTTCCTAGATTATATATACCAGAAGTTCCTGGATTTAGATTAGATATTACATATCGTTGTACTGCAATGTTACTGACATTGGCATTTCCGCTTTCTGCATCAAGCGTAATATTACCTGTTGTTATACCGGTTTTTACATTGAAATATCGATTTGTCATTGTCTAATGTTCTCTGATATTAGTCTTTGACATAGGTTCCCACGAAATTAACGAACGTGCTTGATCTTCCTGCATAATTTGCTGCCCATAAGCATACATTACCAGAATATACATTACTAGACAATGATATTATATCCTGATCAGTTGTGCTAATTGCACCATAAACAGTGACAAAACTATTTGATCCATCGTGTATTAGAAGAACTTCTACTGATTCGTAACCCGTATTATCCCCAGCCTTTATAACGTATTTAGCCGTTCTATATGTTGCGGGTAAAAAACTATCGATTAAAGTTGACGTGCCTACCGCCACATTTGTAGCTGTACTTTCTATTTTGGGTGTGACTAATGCGTTAGCCGTTATTCTATCGGAAGATGAATTCTGAGTAAGTATTAAATTACCACTAATAGTAAGATTACCGGTAACTACTGAATTGACCGCATCTAATACTACATTTCCTGTACCATTTGGTTGTAATAAAATGTTAGCATTCGTATTTAAACTAGAAACAACGTTATTTACAATACGCAAGTTACCAATATTTGCAGTTTCAAGTACAGCAGCCTCTGTTGAGACCATACCAATTGCGCCAACATATCGACCACCTGATACAAAAATTCTATTTGTTGTATTTGGAGATGCGATTGCTGAGGGGATATTGGTACCAATAAAATTTAATACGCCTGCTTGATAGTCAAAGTACCATTCATCACTATTACCTGATCCAGCAGCAAAAATCTTAGTGCCAGTTGATTGAGGTGTGGTTGATCCAGCAGTATCAATATATACTTGAACTTGATATGTTGATCCGAATTCAACCGGGACCCAATCAGTTAATCCAGTTTTCCATGTTCTATTATCTGACGCAGTTGTATCTTCTGTAGTTTGAACTGTTGCAGACCAACTGCCTACACCATCTTTATATACACCCACAACAGTTGTTGTGGCAGCTGGTAGTAACGCAGGAATAGAACCTGCTAATTGCCAAATCTTATCACCACGAATAAGTAACGGACTGGCAATTGCTTCTTCGTATGCCTTCTTATTGGTGTCAGTGTCAGTTTTGGCTACGCCATATCCTACTTTTTTCCATAAGTAGTCAACTTTTTGTGTATCAGATATAGCCATTATGCAAAACTCCATGAAGTGACAGTATCACCCGAATTGAGTGCTATACTGAATAAAATTTGATTTCCAAATGAATTTGTTGAACTTGCAGTACCAAATGATATAGTGTAAGTTTGTGCAGATATTGCTGTTCCATATGGAACTACTGTGCCAATTGCACATCCATTCGTACCATTGCCTCCGTTAGCTGGGCGACCAGATGAGCCGTCATTGTAGCCAGGAACGCCCGATCCGTTATATGGAAGATTTGCATCAAGCCAACCATTCAATGAACTTGCCGTATCAATTGCAGTACCGGGTAAAGCAAAATACAAACCACGAATTGTACCAGTGATTGTCACCGTGATGCTACTTCTTGCTGTTCTAGTAAAAGCACCAAAGAAGAACTGTGCTCCGCTACGACCGGTTGCTAGATCAGGTCCTGTTGGTAAATAACCAGTTGACAAATCTGTTGCAAAGTGTTTTAATGCATTCCAACGAACAACTGCACTATCTGTTCCTGCTATAGTTTGAGCACCGGTCCATGGACTATTATAATAATTTGTAGAAGAACTATATACTCTTGTTGCACCTGTACCAGCAATTACAATACGTTTTGCAACTGCACTTGTTCCACCAACTGTACAAGCAATACTATCTTCAACAAATCCACTTGGTGTAGATGTGAACACTTGAATTTTCTTACTGAATGTTGATGCAGTACCTGTGCCGTTTACATTGGTTGCTTTGAATTGAATCTCTTGCACTGATACTACACTTGACGCAGTAAGTGCAACACTTTGTGGACCAATTGTTGCTTTATTTGAACTGTCTTTACCTGTATCAGCATTTGGATGATTACCAGTTAAGAATGAACTTGGTGCACTTGTGTTCAATTGTGCATAAGTTTTTGTTTGTGTTGCAACTACTGCACCTGTTGTTGATTCATAGTTTGTACCAGCCTGAATTGTAAATGGTGTTGCAGTATTGTATGGACCTAAATAAGTCTGACCAATCCAATCATAAATTTTACCAGTTGTTAATGTTAGTGTTGGACTACCTGTATTGTAGTAGGGAACACCTGAAATATAACGATATGTTCCTGCAGTGCCTTCAGTTAACGTAGCACTACTTAAATCTACTGTTGGGGCAGATACTACATCGTCTTTAACAAATTCTACAACGTTTGTATTTCCACCTGTACTATGACGTAATTGTAAACTGTTTACACCCGGACTAACTGCACTTGCTGCCTTAGCAACACGGGCTTTTAATCCACTGAATAAGCTAGGACTATAAATTGATGATGCAAATGTTGTAGTGATACCTGCACTAGTTAATAAATTATAATCACTTTCACTATCAATCACCAATGACATATTTGTACCAGAGTCATCACCTGCTGATAAAGTGATACTACCATTATCATTATCATTGACATATGCACTTATTATACCGGCTGATGCAGGATAAGCAAATGAAGTCATTGCTACTGTATTAATTGTACCAGAAGTTAATATAGTTCTATTAACCAATGTTCCTGCAGTATACACCACTGATGTTGCTCTGTTGTTTGCGAATCCTGCCACTAGATATGGACTTGTACCTACACTTGAACTGAATGTAACTGTTTTTGTACTTAGATTTGCAGGAGCAGCAATATTTCCAACCACATCATATATTTTTATTGTAGATGTTGTAGAATTACTGACTCCAGCAGAAACGAACGGTGGGTTTGTAGAGTGCGATGTCAATGTCAATGTAATTGTTTTTGTGCCTGTTCCAGAGTTTTGAGTAGATCCATACGTATGACTCTTACGACCACCGCCGAACCCGCCGTTAACGCTATCACTACTAATAGTATCTGTATTACCGTCACCCCAATTAATTGTATAAGTAACTGCAGCCATACTAGTATTGGTTGTAGTATTTTCTAAATAGAAGGTTTCACCTTCACTTACATATAGAGTAATACCTGATAATACAGTACCACCTGTTGTACCTCTATATAAGCCAAAGCCCATTACTGGATTTGCAGTATAGATAGCAATATAATCAGTGAGAGTTGTGCTAGCACTGCTACCAGTACCTGAACCACCGTTGTTATATGCAGTAACAGTTACATCATATGGGCTATCAGTATTAGTATTATATTGATGAGATGGAATAGGAGATAAAGTTGTTAATCCTGTTGTGTTTGAAGTACCATCACCCCAATTAATATCCCAGCGATTTGGACTACCGTATGTTGCTACAGGTGTACTAGATATAGTCAAGCCTACATATGTTCCAACACCAGCCGCTACCACGTTTGCAGTAAATACCGGAGCTTTTACGTATGTGAGATTTCTAACATTTTCCATTACTTCATTTAAATCGTCAATAGCGTCAGTTACTTTGGTGTTAGATGTCCAATTTGTTACTGTTCCCGGACTAACTAAATTACCAGGAGAAGCATCAACTGCTGTTGTAGGATATCCTAATGGAATTGCATTTCCAACACTACCTGATATTGAACTTGCAGATAGAGTTCCGTTGATATTAAGATTACCTAATCTTACATTTCCAAATTCATTAAACGTTACTACATTGTCAGCAACTGATACATTGCTACCAAATGAAAATTCACTATTACTATTATCCCAGCCTATAAACGCATCAATGGCCTGACCATCATAGTAATGTAATACATGACCTCTGTCTTTGTTGTCATCAACTGTTATTATATTACCGTCTCTGTTGCCGCCAATGTCTACTAATGGATCAGTGATATATGTAGTAGTAGTTTCAATATATGAAACGGTCCCAAGAACAGTTAGGTTACCGGCAATATTTGCATCACCTGAAACTGTTAAATTGGCAGCAGATACGTTACCAATACTGTCAATAATGTCTACGACATTATCGTCACCAACTGAGTAACCTGCAATAGAATTGAATTTTTTAAGAGTAGCTGTCATTTAAGTTCTCGTTAGATAGTTTTATATTGTGTAGTCCACAAGATAGGATTAGTACTTGAAGGAGTTACAAGAAGTTGCACCTTACCACCGCTATAGTTTGCACTAAGTCTACCGACCCAACCTCCAATATTTACAGTACCGTATACATCATATGAGATATTAGCTCCATCATGTACACATGCAACAGTAGCAATACTGTATTTGAATGCAGTGGTGTCTTCACCTTTGACAAAGAATTCAACTCCACGATATGATGCGGCATCTACTTCAGCAATAATTTGACCAACGGTCGTTGCAGTTGTTGTGATTGTACTAGATCGGATTGATGAGTTACCAATTTTAACTGTTGTTGGACTAATTTGACCAACAGTAATGTCACCTAAATGTACATACCCAGAAACATTAAGATTACCGACAAGATTAGCACCCGAGTTGTGTACCGTGAATGTTGTTACTCCACTAACAGTAGATACAATGTTACCATTGTTGTACGCATAAACGTTACTAGTACCGTTGGATAATATACCTTTATTAATAGCAGTAAAACTTAGTGTTCCTGCACCGTCTGTGTTCAATACTAAAACTTCACCTGAACTCGGAACAGTAGGATTATCTGCTAATGGGTATTGTAGTCCGCCTGCATATAAATTACTTGCTCTAATTTTATCAATGTTTGCAAAATTCGAAACGCTAATATTAGCTAAACCTGACATATCAGTAATATTTGGTTGACTAGATGTTTCTATTCTACCGTATATATTTGCACTAATTAAATTACCTAAATGCAAATTAGCATATGTGCCTGTTGCAACTTCATTAGTTAACGTTGCACCAGAAAGAATTTCAAATTCTCTATTAGCAGTTGACCAACCAAAGAATTGATTTGATGCGGCACTGCTATAATAATTACGTAATAATAAACCCCTATCACCAGTAACAGTGCCTGCTAGATCATTAGCATTTCCTGAACCACCCAATGAAATTACTGGATCAGTCGAGTCAATATTTGTTACATTAATATAAGTAGTTGTTCCGTTGACTGTTAGGTTACCAGTAATATCTAAATTACCACCAACGCTAGTATCTAATCCAACAGTTAAACTACCAGAGACATTTGCATTTTTTCTAGCCGCTGTTGTTCCAACTATTAAGTTTCCACCAACGTTAGCTATGCCACCTACATTGATATTTCCACCAATACCAACACCACCTGTTACTACAAAAGCACCAGTATTAACATCAGTTGAAGTTGTAGTATTTGATACTTTACTATTTCCCCAAACTAATAAAGTTGCGGGAGTAGCGACATTTCCAATAATAACGTTACCATAAGTCTGTACATTACCGGCAACAAGATTACCAGTAACAATTTGATCTGTTGTGGTAACTGATCCGGTACCGGTAGATGAAATTGTAGCAGTGCCTAATCTAATACTATATCCAGATAACCACAAGTCTTTCCAAGGATGAGTTTCAGAACCCAAATCATAACCTATATGATTTGCCCCATCACCGGCGATAGATGGAATCAAATTTGACGTAACATAATTTCTTACATTCAAATTACCTATATCTAATGCACCAACAATATTTGCATTACCACCAACATATGCATCACCTGAAATATTTGCATTAGTTTTTGCAGTAGAGTTACCAATTAAGATATTACCGTATATTTGTGTGTTTGCGGAAATTGATACATTACCACCAAATACAGAATCACCTCGTACATTAGCAGTCTCTACTACATAAAGAGTTTTACTTTTAACTTCTCCTGAAGTAACCGCAATATTACCTGAGCCAACTAAATTTCCCGCAGTATCAAATGATAGTGTACTACCGTTTGTAGCATCAAAGTAGAAGCCACCTAAATTAGCAATCAATGTCGAATGGTTTGCACCATCGTCATATTTCAACTCAACCTTACCACCTGCGCCAGGAGCATTAATGCTGACTATATTTGTAGATGTACCAACAATATATCCACCAGTACTGAATACAACATTAGAAAGATTAGTAACATTTCCTACACTAACATTACCACCAAATGTGACTAGATTACTAGTTTTATTGTATGTAATACCATTAGCACCAGCAATTGCATTACCGTCATTGAATAATACTGTTGTATCTAACCCTTGATTTGCAAGTGACGTTGAGAAAATAGTACCATATATATTACCATATATATTGCTTGTTACATTTCCTGCAACATCAAGGTTGCCAATAATATTTGCACCTGCAGAAAGATTAAGATGTCCTGCTTGTAAATTTGCATTACCAGAAGCATAGTTGAATACCCATGCATTGGCTGCTTCTGTCCATAATAATGATGTACTAGATCCTGTACCACGATCAATTTGAAAACCTGATGTTCCTGAACTTACGCTTGACCCAGATTCACCTTTGTTTAGAATAACAATATTATCTTCAATTGTTGTGTTTGTTGTTTCTAAACTTGTTAATGATCCTTGAACTGTTAGATTACCACCAATAGTAGCATCACCACTAGTGTAAAAGTTATTAGCCTTTAGTTTATCTTCTGCAAAATCATAATAAAGATTCGCAGTATCTTGTAATCGATGAGAGTTATTAGAAAGAACTAGTCTAGTGTCTGTTAAATTGTTTGCATAAATATTTGCACCAACAATGTTACCGGAGACACTTACGTTTGATGTTAAAAATTGTCCATTAGCAGGATAAAAAGCTAAGTTTACATTTGAACTAAAATTATTACCAACATTATATTGAATTTCATAGTTAGCACCGGCTGCTTCTTGTAAGTCCCATGCAATACCGTTTGCATATAGTAGATGGTCTGTTCTAAGATTACCAGTAAGTATTGTATTACCAACGATAAGATTACCATTACCTGCAGCTATTGTACCAATAGTAACATTTGATGTTAGTCTAGCATTACCGGTCGTTATATCACCGTTTGCTAATATGACACTCGTTGGGAGTTCACCTACTGAGAAACCACCAACTGAGTTAAATGTGCGAATAGCCATGTCTTTTTATCCTTATTAATCTTTAAATTTTGTAATCAAAATTTTATATTCTGTCAAATCTGCTGTCATCGGAGATGCAGTTAATACTACATTACCGGCTCCGCCACCTGCTTCAAAACTAACTCTAAAATCAGCTACTCCAGGACTTGTTATTGGTAAATCTACTGTACCAAATTCAGAATATTCTACTGTACTTCCTAAGATTGCTGCGTTTAAATCACTTACTTGTCTATAATTTAATGAAGTATTGGTTGCAATGATCGTGTAGTTAATTGCTGAAATACTACTAGCATATGATCTATGCAATACTTGATATGCCGATGCACTACTAGTAGTAGAAATTTGTGATGAAATTTCATAGAATTGGTTTGGAGGTAACCCTAATGTGAAAGTTGAGGCTGCTAGATCGCTTTCTACTGTTACTGATTTTGCAACTTTATCATATAAAACTCCTTCAGCACTAACAGCAATTTGACCGTCATTGAATAATAATGCTCCCTGAGAACCTGAAATTGTAATGTTACCTGAAACATTACCGGTAATATTACCATTGATGTTTGTTGCACTGATATCACCTGATACTGCTAAATTACCTGACAAACTAACATTACCAAATCTTGCTCTATCTGCTGTAATATACCCATTGGCAGCTACAACTTGGATAGGTGGAATTCCTACTGTGTAACCATAGGGTGCATTAAAAGGTTCTGACATATTTCTCCCAAATATTATTATATACTTTATTTATCAGTTTTGGGAAATAGTATATGTGAGCATATACCAAAAAAAAAGAGCACCTAAGTGCTCTTTTACTTTTAATCAAATTACTGATTAGTTTGTGAACGTTGCTGTAGCAGTAGTTGTTCCGCCTGTAGCTGTATCTAATGTTCCTGTTGTCCAAGCCTCTGTTGGATAGCAAGCAAAAGCGATTGTATCTGTACTTGTATCAGTTACTTCGTACATATAGATAACTGCTTTTGTTTGAATAGCGTTAATACAATCTGCTAAAACAGTTCCATCAGTTGCTACACTAGCTAATGCAATAGTGAAGAAGTCTAATTTTGGACCTTGTGGTTGAACTGTTACTGCCGAAGTTACAGCATTAACTCCACCAACTGTATAGTCTGGTGTGTCAAAGTTTGCTACTGGTTTATAGTCACCATGGACTCTAGTTACGAATGGCATAATAAATTTCCTTTAAATTTTTGCACTTCATATAGAGAGTGCATACTATTATTTATGCCACTGCAACAAAAAAGGGCACCTAAGTGCCCTTTTTTGACCTTCCCATCCCTGGGTTAGTATTCCAATATTATTGGAATGATAGAGTTGCAGAGTTGATATCGATTTCACCAACGTAGTCAGCCGCATTACCGAAAGATGATGCAGTGTTTGTCAATTCGATGTAACCATAACGTGTCATAAATGATACGACTGGTTCGAATGTTGATGGATCTAAAACAACACCAGATGACATCAATGGGATGTATGGGCAATAGAAAGCTGCCGCATCTGTTTCGCTTGTACCTTTGTAACCAACTAGAACAGCTTGTCCGTCACTAGCATAGCTGTTAACGAATACACGCATAGCACCATTCAATGTACCAACAAACTTAGTGTTTGTAGGAGCTTCGAATGTACCTTCTGTTGTACGTGCAAATGCACTTGTAGTAGCTGATTGTAGAACTGTCAATGCTGCTGGAGAAACAACTGCCCAGTTACCAGCACCACGACGAGTGCGTTGAGCAATCTTGTTAGCAACACGATTGATAAGAACTGCCAATGCGGCATGTTCGTCACCAACGAATGTAGCTGTACCAGACACTGTAGCTTGGTTGTAAGTTTCTTCTGTAGTAGCCAATGTAGCTAGACTCAATAGAATCTCTTGGTCAATTTCAGCAGTAATTTCTTGTGCTAAAGCTGCCATGATTTCTGCTTCAACGTCAATACCATGTTGAGACTGAGCATCTTGTGCTGCCTCAAATGTCCAACGTGCTTGCAATTTACGTGACTTAGCTTCAACAGCTTGACGTAGAATTTGCACAGAAATCTGACGACCGCCTTGACCTTCCATACGTGCTGTAGGAGCACCTGTGTAGTTAGACTGAGCGCCTGCGCCTGTACCTGCAGAGTATGCCTGAGCAATTTTGAATGGGCTTAGAGCTTCTTCACCTGCTTGAACATCAGTATTAGCACCGCTTGTGTCATTCAATGATTCTGCGTAACGAACACGTAGAGTATGAATCTGACCAACTGGTCCTGTCATTGGCTGAACACCAACCAACTCGTTAGCAATAACTGTTGGCATGACACGACGGATAACTGGTAGAATCACACGGTTTAATGTTGCGATGTTACCTGAACCTGTTGCACCAGTAGATGCTGATTCAGATAGTAATGATTTGCGAGTATTTTCTAAAATAACTTGCATTGTTGAGCGGCGATTACCTTTAAGACCTTCAAGTAGGGCTTCTTTAGTCTCATCCCAACGACTTTCTAATAGAACTTGTGACATTTTTATATTCTCCTAAATTTATGTCTTTTATTTAAATCCCCGCCAAACGTCTTAAATCGATTACGTTATCACGCGGTTCGACTTCAGGTTTTTGTATGACAGATTTATTACCAGTAACTTCTTTAACACCTTCTGAAAGCATAGACTTTTTAGTTTCTTTTCTTTCATTGATGTTGTTAAGTACTGCTGGTAGATACTTTTCGAATGCGCCTTGTAGACGAGGTGTCTGGACGCTCTCTAGTAAATCACGCATTATAGTTGCTTTTTCCTCATTTAGAGGTGATAGCAATTCATCCATAGTTTTTTGACGACTAGTAGATTCTTTGATAATACGAACTTCACGTTCTTTTGACTCAATCAACTTCTTAGCGTTGGTGAGTGTTTTAATGGATTCAGCTAATTGTTCATCTTTATACATTAGTTGGTTGTACAACTTACGTGTCTCAGCTTTTTCCTGTAGATAGGTCGTGCTAAATTCACTTGCGAAAGATTCAAAAATCTTACGACCAAAATCGTTTTCACGTGCGGTCTTAATATCTTCTCTCAATTGGCCTAATTCACCCTTTAGATGTTTGCTTACAGATTCATTCATTCTCTTAGCACTTACTGTCACAAATTGTGATTTCAATGTTTCAAGTTGTTTACGACCTTCTGCAACTAACTTAACCTTTGCTTCAACTACTGCTTGTTTGTCTTGTGCAAATTCTTTAATTTCACGGGCAAGAGCATGAACAATAAATTGTTCTAGCTTTTGTTGACTTTCCATTTGTAGTTTACGCTCATTACGTAGTTCTTTAATTTCTTCGGATAGTTTAGTAACCATGAAATTATTGAACTTGGCTGCATTTTCATGTAGCTTGCGTTTAGCGTTAACGCGGTCTTCGTTCATTGCTTGTCTTTCTAGTTGAAATTCTTCAATTTCTTCTGATAGACCATCTGTAATCATTTTATCTAGGGCTTCGACCATTACGTTCTTATCGTGTTCATAACGTTGTGCGAATTCTTCTCTTAATTCTGCACGTACTTGCTCTTTGGCTTCGTTCAATTTTGATTCCCATGCCTCGTTTATAGCGATGCTGGTTTCTTCGTTGATGATTCCAGTTTCAAGTAATGGTTTAATAATTTCCAAATTCATTGGATTTCCCCTTTATTTGATTTTGAGATCATTGATGAGGCGCATTACTTCCTCTTTCAAGTATCTCTGTACCTTCTTGTCGCCCTGTGCATCTTTAGCAATATCTAACATTCTATGACCATTCTTCATATTATGAAGACCTTCATAAATTGCTTTGGGATACGCATTTGGTGCGCTTGGTTGTGCGACAATATCGACAGTGACTATTTCAAAGTCACTAACATGGCCATTAGCATCATTAACGTTGCCGCTACCTCTGCTACTTACGCCTAGTTTAACACCACTCTCCAACATAGTAGACACTAACTGTCCCATTGGAGTTGGTAGAATCTTTAATTTGCCAAATCCATTTGCACCATCCATCCACATAGAACTAATCATATGTGATACACGGTCTAAATTGATTTTCAAATCATCTGGGTGATCTACTTCACCTAATACTGAATACCCTTCAGATATTTGTTTGTTTAAAGTTTCTACAGCAGTTTCAATTTCAGAAACAGGATACACACGCTCGTTAGCGTTGCGTACCCCACCCTGAATGAAAATCCCCTTCATATAAAGGGACTTCAAACTACCTTCACCGGTACTTTCTACAACCATGCTAGCACGGTCAAAAGTTAGGTGTTCTTTAAGATACAAAGCCATTATCTTAGGTATTCTTATCTAACTGTTCTTCTTGTAGTCTTTTTAGACTCACCAACGATTGACTTAGTGTTTACACCGTCATCACCGTGTTTTGGTTTAGCAACGGATTCACCTTTTTCATTAGGACCTTTACTTTGTCCTGGAGCATTTTTATATGTTCCTGGGATATCTTTTGGTGTTGGGTTTAATAGTCCACCTTGTGTACCGCCCTTAGTACTCTCACCTGATGAGAAGTTAACAGCCTTAGCTCCGTTACCTGGAACTTTTGGTCCACCACTTACTGTACTTCTAGTTTGTACACCGTTGTCGCCATGAACTGGCTTTTTAACAGCGATTAAATTAGTAGCTTCCATCATTGCTTCTTCATCGTCAGAGCCTTCGTCATCTCCGCCGAATGGATTGCCTTCTTCAGAGCCTTCTTCATCTCCACCAAAGTCTTCTTCGCCTTCTTCAGCGCCCATTAGTTCTTCAAATTCAGCCATTAGTTCGTCTAGTTTGTCTTCTAGTTCAACTACGCGGTCTTCTAAATCACCTTCTGGCATTTCGCCATCATCTTCAGCATCAACATCAATGTCAGCAAATTCATCATCGCCTTCAACATCATCTTCTTCATTCATGCCTTGTTCTTCCATGTCGATTTCGTCTAGCATACCGCCGACTTGATTACCCATGTGACCATGCATGCCTTCTTCTAATTCATCTTCATCCATCATTGATTCATAAATTTCGCGGCTTTTTTCAACTACGATATCATGAAACAATGCTTTAGCTTGGTCTTCGTTTTCATTGATGATCAAATCAATAAGTTGTTCAAATTTTCTATTATCCATTGTTGGTCTCCTATAGATTAATGGCTGTGTTATATACTTAGTGCATATCAAAAAAAATAGCACAATAAAGTGCTATTTTTTACGTTTTTCTTAATTTTATGTCAATATCATTACATTGCCGGTGCACCTTCTGCTGGTGCTGGTTGATATTGTTTACGAATCTTCTTTAAGTTTTGAGACTTTTCATAATTACGCACATCATTCATTTTACGTAATTTACGAATTTGCCGTAGTGTTAATTTACTTTTACGGGTTTGTTTCCACTTAGGTCTACTGCTATCTTTTTCAGCATCTTGGTACCCTTGAACGGGTGCATCAAACATTTCCATTAATCTCATGTTAATATTTATCTTTTTACATCGGAGGAGCCGGAGCTACTGCACCTGCCATGCCTGCTGGAGGTGCTACAGGTGGTCCGCCCGCCATTTGATCTGGTGGCATACCTTCAGCATTTGGATCTGGAATCTCATCCATAACCTCTGTATCGGCTTCTAAGTCTCCTGTACTAATACCAATACTACGTAAGTCACTACCTTTAGCATCATTATCCTCAGGAGCTTCACGTTCTTCAAACCATAGACGCTGATTTTCTTCAATTTCTTCTTCAGTCAATCCTAAGAATCGTGTCATAGCAAATCGTTTAGCAATATAAGGGAAAGCTTCCATTGTTTGAAACACTGTTACCCGTGTTGTATCTAACTCACTTTGACGATAAGCGGCAAAGTTTTGTGGGGCATTGAACTTGATATCAAACAAACTTGAATCAATATTAAATCCTCTCCAGCGCATGAACAGTTTGAATTCATCATTTAACTTCTGACTAATATACTTCTGTAAACGTTCACAATATTGATTGAAACGAAACTCTTGAATCATAGCAGTTCCAACTCTACCATCTGCCAATGGGGTAGGACTATCTTCTGGACCTTGAGGTAGATAAGAACTTGGAACACGTAGACCCCGTGCTAATCTATTGTTGAAATAACGCAAGTCATCAATCTGACCTAAATTATCACCACCTGGTAATGTGGTTACATCACTGCCACGACCGTCTGCCGTGACCGGAAAAAAGTAGTCTTCGTTCATTGATAATGGATTATATGTTGCATCCATTATACTTTGCCCACCGCTTGCACTTGGGATTCTGCGTTGATGAATCTCATTTTTAATACGGTCAACAAATGCCATAGCCATGTGACTTGGCATATTACCAACGTCAATTTTAAAAACTCTACGCTCCGGCGCACGTTGTACACGATATATAAGAATAGCATCTTCAAGCAATTCTTTTTGCTTATATACTTTAAAAATGTTTTCTAAGATACTCTGTCCAAAAGGCCAATAACGGTCTAGACCTTCAGTTAAACTCAAATGAACTACATGTTTAGCGTCAATGGCTGCTTCATTCATGCCCATTGTAAAACGACTTCCGCCTCCGCCTCCGCCGTTTGGTACACTGTAATTAGAAGCACCCTGAAAGCCACCGGGGCCTTGAGGTGTCATAAAGTCTGTTGTTGTTTTTTCAGCAATACTTAGATTCTGTAAGTTAACGTTGATGTCTTTGATGACGTATTGTTCTGGTGCTTTGCCTTCACTTTCGTTAACAATGACTTTAGTTACTTTAGTCATGTCAACCCAGTATAGCTTAAAGTTTTCCGGGTCACGTACAAAAACCTGATCCCCGTACTTGATAGTATTACGGAAGATTTTGAATGTTCTTGTATCAAACTCATTGAGTTTACACCATTGTTGTAGTTGTTTTTTAATTAATTCTACTTCATGGGGAGTTGGATCTTCTGAGAATTCTATCTCAAAAGGTGTATTGTTCTGATCGTTTTTCTGAGTACTGAACTCAGCAATAATGTCTAAACATGCATTGATTTCAGCATCTACGTCCATCATTTCATATTGATTGTAACGTTCAACCCGATTTGGGTGTCCAGTGTATACTTCTGGTAAGCGACTTCCGTAATTTTTATAACCAAAGTCTGTGTTATTGTAACCACCTGACGGAGCTACTTGACTGTTCCAGGCACCGCGATTACTGTTTGCACCTGAGATAGGACTGACTGAACCAGAATGATTTGGGGCTTGGAAACGCTTTTTATATGACATAGTGATATATTTATCATTAAGACCGTGTATAGGTTAATATTTCATCGTGTATGTTCTTAGTTTGG